TCAAAACATTTGAACATTTAAAAATTTACTAGGAGAAAGTGAAATGGCTATTGATTTTGACGCAATTCGTAAAAAATTAGGACAACTATCTGGAGGAAACTCGAAACGTCGTGTAATGTGGCGACCAGCACAGGATGAAACAACTAATGTTCGTCTAGTTGCATTTACCGACAATAATGGGAATCCATTTAAAGAACGATACTTCTATTACAACATTGGACAGAACCCAGGTCTTTTAGCACCATACCAATTTGGAAAGCCAGATCCAATCAATGAGCTTATTCAAAAGTTCAAAGGTGAAGGTACCAAAGAAGGTTATGAGATGGCAAAGAAATTGTATCCAAAGATGCGATGCTATGCTGCAGTAATTGTGCGTGGTGAAGAAGATCAAGGAGTCCGTTTGTGGGCTTTTGGAAAACAAGTCTATCAAAGCTTGTTGAATATCATGCTAGACCCAGACTATGGTGACATTACTGATGTATACGAAGGCCATGATATTAAAGTTACTGTTTCTAAACAAGCAGGGCAAAAATGGACCACCACTGATGTGATGCCTCGACCCAAGAACACTGATCTTGGAACAAAGAAGCAGATCAAAGAGTGGACTACTAGTATCCCTGAGCTCGACGATGTCTTCTCTCTGAAGTCATACGAGCAGCTTGAGAATATTATCACCACGTGGCTCAACGGTGGAGAAGAAGCGGATTCTGCAGAGTCGGATGTTATTGCAACATCTACTGTCAAGAATAACAAAACTACTTCTACCAACTCTAAAGCTTCAGAAGCAGAATCTTTCTCAAAGATCGATGATGCATTTGCAGACTTAGGTGGCGATCTTCCGTTCTAGAAAGATAGTGATTGTTCGGTCATAACACTTGGAGGAATCGAAAGATTCCTCCATTTTTATTTGAACAACACGTAGTCTACCGAGTAAATTAGTATCATAACCACCATAGGAGTCAACATGACAAAAAAGAAGAAAATAACAAAAACAAAAGAAAAGTCTGGTGCGCAATCAACAGATTTTACTTCATCATTGATCAGCTCTTTGAACAAAGAGCACGGTTCTCGTGTTGCATACAACTTAGCAACAGATAATTCACCTACACATGTCAACCGATGGATTGACACAGGTTCACGACAATTGAATTACATCATCCGTGGCTTTCCTGAAGGGGGATTACCTGAAGGAAGAATTATTGAGATATTTGGACCACCATCTATTGGGAAATCACATATTGCAATCCAAGTGTGTAAGTCTACTCAGCAACAAGGTGGCATAGTAGTGTACATTGATACAGAGAATGCAACGTCTGTAGAGAACTTAAAGAACTTAGGAGTCGATATTACACAAAGGTTCGTGTATGTGGATACGCATTGTACTGAAGAGGTGCTTAGCATCGCAGAGAAAACTATCTTGCGTGCGAAAGAGCTAGATAAAGACGTACCTATCACAATCGTATGGGATTCAGTTGCTGCAACTTCACCAAAAGATGAACTTCTTGGGGATTTTGATAAACACACAATTGGACTCAACGCTCGTGTTATCTCTAAAGGCATGAGGAAAATTACAGGTCTTATTGCAAATGAAAAAGTTTTGTTGATATGTCTTAATCAGATTCGAACAAAGATTGGTGTAATGTACGGAGATCCTACCACTACACCGGGAGGTAAGGCAATCCCGTTTCATTCTTCTGTGCGTATCAAGCTAGATTCTGGGAAAAGAATTGAAGATAAGCTAGGTAATCCAATTGGCATTAAAGTGATTGCAAAGACTATCAAGAATAAAGTAGCAGCACCATTCCGACGAGCAGAGTTTGAGATACACTTTGGAAAAGGAATCGTAGAGCATGAATACGTGTTCGATCTTCTTCGTAAATACTGTGCAACAAATGGACCGGTCGAATATGATAATGACATTGCAGTAGAGATTAGCGGGACTGGTGCATGGAAATGTATTCAGCTGATCGATCAAAAAACTGGTTCAACAATAGAGGAGAAGAAATTCTATAAACCAGAATTTGACTCAATCATTGAATCACCTCAGTGGAATCCTTATGTGATGAAAGTCTTTAATACAGCATATGCTGAAATCATGGGTAACTCTTTAGACAACGCAGATGTGAACGCAGAGGCATATGAAGAAGTAAGACAGATTGCAATAGACTTAGAAGGTGACTCGGATGCATTCAAGGATTTATAACTTCTTTGGTTTGGAAGACTTTGTAAAAATTATTAAATAGTATTTATATTTGTAAATCATAGGGTGCACTGGTACAATACTAGTGTACCCTTTTACAATTTCACACACATGACAGGAGTTCTTATGACAGAACCAACGCCAGGACCAATTTTATTAATCGATGCATATAATGTGTTCGCAAAAAATTACATCGTAAATCCGTCGCTTTCATCCAATGGCGAACCAATCGGCGGAGCAACAGGTTTTATCAAATCACTTAGCGTCCTTGCTGACAAATGGCGCCCTTCAGAGATAATTATATGCTGGGAAGGTGGTGGAGCTAAGCGTCGTAGAGATATGCTTCCGACATACAAAGCTGGCCGGAAACCATTGCGACTTAATAGATCACAGTTATACAAAAAAGACCTAGATTCTCCAGAAAATTTTATGTGGCAAGTTCAACTGTCTATACGTCTTTTAGAACAACTGCCAATGAAGCAAATGTATGTAGATGATTGCGAAGCTGATGATGTTATTGGTTGGCTATGTCGACACCGACTAAGGCAAGATGACAGAAAAATAGTTATATGCTCTGCAGATCAAGATATGCATCAGCTCCTTCGACCAAATGTCGTTCAATACAACAATAAAAAGATAACAACCCATGAAGATGTTGTAGAGAAATTTGGTATTTCTACAGAGAACTTTGTAACAGCTCGTGCATTTATTGGAGATAAATCAGATCGTATTGGAGGTATAAAAGGCGTGGGTTTCAAGACACTAGCGCGTAAATTCCCGCAACTTAGAGAAGATGTATTTGTATCAGTTAATGACATACTTACAGAGTGTAAGTTAAGGAACAGTCAAAAGAAAATGAAATTATACGAAAGAATTATAGAGCAGCCAGAAGTACCACAACTCAATTGGAAACTCATGTACCTAGACATCAGTAATTTGTCTGCAGAACATGTAAAACAACTGAAATACCGGTATGATAATGCACAAGTAGGCCGCAATAAATTGGAATTCATTCGAACAATGGCAAAAGAGGGTCTACATATGCCCGGCCACATCAACCCTGACTTAGTCTGGCTTCGTTTATCATCAATCTCAAAGGAGCAATAATGTCAAACCTCGCAATTAAAGAGGCTGGTCCAGCGCTATTTCAACAGTACGGAAAAGCTTTTCAAGAAAAAATCTTTCAAGGTCTCGCAATCGACAAAGATTGGGCCCAACAAATGCATGAGGTTATGAAACCTCACTACTTTGAGTTGAAATATCTGCAATATTTGTGTGAAAAATATTTTGAATACTTTGATAATTATCGATGCTTTCCTACAATGCAATTGCTGATTCAGATGGTGGCAGGTGATTTGAGTGGTGAAGGATCAGACGGCATTCTTAGAAATCAGATTGTGCAATTTATCCACAGAATGAGAGGTAATCCTCACCCTGAAGATCTGCCTTATGTGAAAGAAAAAGCACTTGACTTCTGTAAGAGACAAGCTTTCAAAGAAGCATTGACGACTGCGGTTGAATTAGTCCAAGGAGATCAGTTTGAATCAGTTGTAGACTTAATGAAAAAAGCTGTATCGGTTGGCATGCCTCATTCAGTAGGCCATGACTTCTTCGAAGACTTAGAAGCTAGATTCAACGAGATTCAAAGAGTCACAACACCGACAGGTCTAGACTTCTTAGATGAAAAATCAGTACTAGATGGTGGTTTAGGCCGTGGAGAACTTGGTGTGGTCGTTGCTCCTACTGGTTGTGGTAAATCACACTGGTTAGTTCAAGTAGGTGCTGCGGCTCTTAAACAAGGCAAGACAGTGGTTCATTATTCTTTCGAATTAAGTGAAGTACTCGTAGGGAAAAGATATGATGCAAATCTAACAAACATCAATGTGAATGATATTTTAAATCACAAACAAGATGTTAAAGATTTTTACGAAGACAATGAGTTGGGTAATCTTATCATCAAATACTACCCAACAAGGACTGCTTCTGTGAACACGATTAGAAATCATCTTGAGAAACTTAAGTTTCGAGGTTATTTCCCATCCGTTGTGATCATTGATTATGCAGATGTAATGCGTTCTACAAAAGCGTATGAAGCTTTGCGACACGAATTAATGCTTATCTATGAAGAGTTAAGACAATTGGCAGGTGATTTCAATGTTCCTATCTGGACAGCCTCTCAGTCAAACAGGGCCGGCGCAAATGCAGACATCGTAGGTTTAGAAAATATGGGTGAAGCCTATGGTAAAGCGCAAGTGTCTGACTTTGTTCTTGGTCTGTCACGCAAGCCAGAAGAAAAAGACAAAGGTTATGGAAGATTGTTCGTAGCCAAAAATAGATCAGGTCGAGATGGGATGCAATTTCATGTGAAGATTGACACAGCAAGGTCAAAGTTTGCAAAAATGGATTTGCAAGAAGTTGCAGACATGGATCCAAAAAATATTATGAAACAAAAATGGAACGAAGTTCAACGTGCCAAAAAGGAGTTAGATAAAAATGAGTAAGTTCACATACGATGATGTATTCGAAGCATCGCTTGAGTATTTCAAAGGAGATCCTCTAGCAGCATCTGTACTCGCAGGCAAATATGCTTTGCAAGATGAAGACGGAAATTATTTAGAGTTGACACCAGATGATATGCACAGCCGATTAGCGACAGAGTTTGCTAGGATAGAAACAAAGTATCCTAATTCTATGGACAAACAAGAGATATACAGTCTTTTCAAAGACTTCAAATATGTTGTGCCTCAGGGTTCTCCCATGTCCGGGATTGGAAACAAAGCCAAGATCCAATCTATTTCAAATTGTTTCGTAATAGAATCTCCTGAAGATTCTTACGGTGGTATCTTGAAGACAGATCAAGAACAAGTGCAAATCATGAAACGAAGAGGCGGTGTTGGATTTGACATTTCAACCATTCGGCCAAAAGGGATGACTACTTCTAATGCTGCAAAAACCACTGACGGTATCGAAGTCTTTATGGATAGGTTTTCAAACTCTTGTCGAGAAGTTGCGCAAGGTGGAAGGCGAGGCGCACTCATGCTTTCTATCTCTGTTCACCATCCACAAGTTATGGAATTCATCAAGATCAAAAGAGATACTGCACGTGTGACTGGAGCAAATATCTCTGTACGGGTCACTGATGAGTTTATGAAAGCCGTAAAAGCAGATGAGCATTACAGTGTCCGATGGCCTGTTGATGCTGAGTCACCTGAAGTACATGATCATATTAAAGCTACTGATGTTTGGAATGCGCTCATTGATGGAGCACATGCATCTGCTGAGCCAGGTATCCTCTTCTGGGACACTGCTACTCGAATGACTCCTTCAGATGTGTATGCCGATCAAGGTTTTGGTTCTGTTTCGACCAATCCGTGTGGAGAAATTATTCTTTCTCCGTATGACTCATGTCGTCTTATGCTGATGAACCTCACGTCATTCGTAGATAACGAATGGACAGATAAAGCTTCTTTTGATTGGGGTAAGTTCCGTGCTATGACTAGAAAAGCACAGCGGTTGATGGACGATATGATCGACATCGAGATCGAACAGATAGACAAGATTCTTGCAAAAATTGACAACGATCCAGAGACCGATGAGACTAAATACTACGAACGTAACTTGTGGCATACGATAAGACAAGTGGCTGTCAACGGTAGAAGAACTGGATTAGGCGTCACAGGCCTTGGAGATGCGATTGCAATGTTAGGCCAAACTTATGGAGATAGCGATTCAATCGAAACAGTTGAAGAGATCTACAAATGGTTGTCACTTGCTTCCTACGAAGAATCCATCCAACTAGCGAAAGAACGTGGTGCGTTTCCAATCTTTGATGCTTCCAAAGAAGAAGGACATCCATTCATTGGTCGAGTAGTTAATGAGCTTGTCGATCCCGTGCAAGCAGACTATAGGCAATACGGCCGTCGTAACATTGCGAATACTACCACAGCTCCTGCTGGCTCAGTTTCTTGCCTTACACAAACAACATCTGGTATCGAACCTGCTTTCATGCTATACTATAAACGACGTAAGAAAGTACAGAATGGCGAAGAGGTAATGTTCGTAGATGATCTTGGAGATGAATGGACAGAGTTCAACGTATATCATCACAAGTTCAAAGAGTGGATGGCTGTGAACCACGTTTCTGACGAAGAAGTGGATACAGCAATCGAACATTCACCATATCACGGAGGTACCGCAAACGAAATCGACTGGCGTGCAAAAGTAAAACTCCAATCAGTTGCACAAAAATGGATCTGTCATGCAATCTCAAATACTACTAACTTGCCTGCTGACATTGATGTAGACACTGTAAAAGATATCTACATGCTCGGATGGGAATTAGGTTGTAAAGGAGTTACAGTCTATAGAGATGGTTCTCGTTCAGGCGTTCTTGTGTCAGCAGAAGAAAACAAGGAAGTTTCTTTCTCAGAAAGAGATGCACCAAAAAGACCAGAATCTTTGGATTGTGATATCATACATACATCAGTTAAAGGGCAAAAGTGGGTTGTGATGGTTGGATTGATGAATGGAAAACCGTATGAGGTGATTGGTGGTGAAGCGGAACAGATTGAATTACCAAAGAGGATTAAAAATGGCACTCTTAATAAAAGAACATTCAAAACAGCTAACTCAAAATACGA